CAGTCACCGAAGGAGATCGACCTGACTGTGTGTATTTTGTCAAAGACATCAGTCGTAACTGTGAAATTGTAGATTATAACAAGGCTTGGTAATATGGGTACCCTTACACCCGGAGCAACATACATATACGAACGCAATGGTGATATTGTGTATGCCAGAGAGTTGGGAGCAGATCCCAGCACAAGAAAAGAGATAGGTTGGGATTATGATCCTAGCAATCCCGACCATCTTGAACGTCAAGAACGACTGAATTCTCTTAGAGATGACCAGTTATGGCACAAAATTAGGCTAGCGGCACGGAACAATGTCACACTACAAGATGCATTGGATCGTGTGATAGAACTATATCATTTGAGCAAAGACGATGGACAAACTTAGTATAGGCAATGAAATGGCACAGTTTGATTCAAAGAATCGACAGTTCTTTGATGAGCTCTCTGATGAAGAACGCAAAAAGTTCAGCCCATTTCTCATGATACGCTACGGCAGTTCAGTATCGGGCAATCGAGACCTGCAGGAGTTTTACTTGATTGCTACAAACGAACGCCTGAACAAAAAGTTCTTTGCTGTGAATACCGCCCAGCATAAAAAACTACAGTGGTTGATGGCCACCACAGTAAGTCCAGGACTGGGTAACTTTAGACACAACTGGATCGCACCTAAAAAGAAAGAACCCGGTGCAGGCAGCATGCGTAAACAGTTGATGGAACTGTTTCCACACTTGAAAGATGACGAAATAGATCTATTGTCGCAGATAACTACTAAAAAAGAACTTGACGCACACTTACGAGAACTCGGCCAGGACAAATCAAAATAGCATGAAGTATACCTGTCAGTACTGCAAGAAAGACTTTGTGAAAGAAGCAAGCCTGTCAGTACATAGTTGCGAACCACGTCGTCGTAGGCAAGAGCAAAATGAAGCTGGAGTGAGATTGGGATTCCAGGCCTATATCAAGTTCTATGAACTCACACAAGGATCTGCACGTCTTAAAACATTTGATAACTTTGCTGACAGTCCGTATTACCGAGCATTTGTGCGGTTTGGAAGATATTGTGTAGATATCCGTGCCGTCAATCCGGCCAGATTTGTTGAATGGGTACTCAAACAAAACAAAAAAATTGATCATTGGTGTCGAGACACTGTGTACACTGAATACTTGATTGCATATTTACAAGTGGAAAATGTCAATGACGCTCTAGCTCGTGCCATGGAGTTTGGCCTAGACTGGAATGAGAAGACTGGCAACCCACCTGAACATTGTTTACGTTATGGCAATACCAACAGCATGGTGTATGCTGTCACAACTGGTCGAGTCAGTCCATGGGTGATCTACAACAGTGATTCAGGACAGAAATTCCTAAGCGAACTAGATGCCAGCCAAGTGGCCATGGTATGGCCCTACATTGATGCAGACATATGGCAAAAGAAATTTAAGGACTATCCAGCAGACCAAGAGTATGCTAGAGATATATTACAAAAGGCAGGTTGGTAATGAGCGCAGATATTGATTTGGACTTTGCTGACAGAGACACAGTACTACGACTCGTAAAGGCTACTCCCGCACATCAAGTACACCAAGGACAGATACGCCGACACAATTCTGGTGTGTATGTCACAGACATACCGTATGATCCCATCAACCAGTGTGCGGCTATAGATTATGAAACAGCAGAAACACGTGGATACTTCAAGATAGATCTCTTAAACATGACAGTGTATCAGTTGATTAAAAATCCTGAACACTATCAGACCATGTTGGATCAAGAACCTGATTGGACACGTCTATGGACAGATTCTACGTGGGCTAGTCAATTGGCCCATGTGGGCAATTACACACAGTTATTAAACGCTATGCGTCCTGATAGTATACCAAGGATGGCCGCATTTATCAGTATAATCAGGCCCGGCAAAGCACATTTACAAAATCGTCCGTGGGCAGAAGTGTTTGAAACTGTTTGGGATGGTGATGATTCTAAAGGGTTTGTGTTTAAAAAGGCTCATGCTGTTGGCTATGCGGCCTTGGTAGCACTACACATGAACTTGCTCAGTCAAGACGTCGTACCAGCGTAATCGATTTACGTTTGGATTTTTTACGGGCCATTTCAAGCAAGCTGCAAACGGGTCCATGTAGCACAGCTAAATCTTTGTTGATAAAAGTGCGCAGACAAGGTCTGAACTGATCCCATTCTGTTTTGAGGAATATGTTGATGGGTATGGTCCTGTTGCTTTCCCACCACCAAACATTGGCTAGTTCTAAGAAACGACGTTTATCTTCTAGATCTTGTATGCTACCAAAGTCATAAATCGTAGTCACAATTTCGTCTTGATTTTGTATGATTCCCACATATTCTGTAGTAGCATAAACACAGAGGGAGATAAAAGGGTACTTGTCAGCCAGTTGGGCAAAGATATCATTACCCATAAATATTATATAATAAATTGATCACGAGATATTTACCAAAAATGAATCCAACCCAAACGAATGAGTCACCGGATGACACCGCCGCTAAATAGTATGTATGTACTCAACCACCCTATATCTGTACCAACAAATAACCCAGGTCCTGAGCATAGACACCGGCGCTGGTTCCACATTCACCTACAGGTATAATCCCGTGTACGCCAAAGTCCTAACCATAAACAAAGGCATCGACAATGTGTTGCTGTTTGAGTTTATCAATCAAAATGAAAAACCGGTCAATATCACTGGCAGTAGTTTTGTGTTCCGTGTGATCAACACTGAAGGAACCACTGTATTGCTAGAAGAGCCCTTGGTTGCACTCAATGCTGCCACAGGCCGGGCCAAGGTCACTTTGTTGACCAGTCAGTTGTTGACAGTGCTTGCTCAACCAGCCTTTTATAGTATAACTAGAGCCAGTGGAAACTTGATAGAACCAGTATTTGTTGATGCCCAGTCGGGCGGTCGTGCACCTCTTAACATAGTGGACAGTGTGTTGCCACAGTATGTGCCCAGTGCTCCACTTACTATACCCACAGTCAAGCTCTCGGCACAAGGATCAGCAGATGGCACCAGTTTTGGAAACGCCGGCGGAGACTATTATTGGAATGGTAACCCCAACGGAGCCAACTATTTTAACAGTTTTGCTCTTACCGAATACTACAGCAGTTTTATTACACCCAGACAAGGCATTACTACCATACAAATGACCCTGGATGGCTATACAGGCACAATCAAGGCACAGGCAGCTGCTGACTACGAAAGTGTACCGTACAACGTGACCGAAAGTACTACCTATCTCAATGAGACCAGTACCATTTATCTCAATGTGATTGGTTGGCATCCACTATTGCGAGTATGTTTCAACAACAGTATCTTTGCTGTGCCTGGTGGTCAAGGCATACCGGCACAGGCCACTGCCATCTGTGAAGACGGTGTAGTGACCAGTATCAACGTTATCAATGCTGGTAACGGTTATTTGGCTCCGCCCCGGATCAGCATTGTGGGCGAAGGTGCCGGTGCCACTGCTACTGCCACCATAGGTGGCGATGGCGAAATAGCAAGTATCACAGTGACTGACGGCGGATCTGGTTATTGGTTTGCACCCAATGCCGGAATCAACACACCTTATTATCCGGTGCCTGCCAACAACCAAGGTGCCGCAGTGGTGATCAGCACTGGCTATGTAGTGGACCTTTTCTATAGGTAAATGCAAAAAATCGTGCTATAATAAAGCATGATTGATGTGATCGCTTTCTTACCTGGCAAACGCAAACAAACCAGTAGTGGTTGGATTTCAGTAAATGCACCTTGTTGTGTACATCGTGGAGAATCAGCTGACCGACGATTGCGTGGCGGCATAAAAAATACAGATACAGGCTGGAATTGGCATTGTTTCAATTGTGGATACACCGCCAGTTTTGTACTTGGGCGCACACTCACCTTCAAGGCCCGCAAGTTATTGTCATGGTTGAATGTGCCACAAGAAGAAATTGAACGTATCAATCTTGAAAGCCTTAGACATAAAAACATCGAAGGCATACTGAACGAACGACAACAGGCTGTTCGACCAGTTGAGATAGAATTTGAAGAATGCGATTTACCAGCCGACACTGAGGAACTGACAGACACAGCCCGAGCATATTTGACCAACCGCGGTATCATGTTAGACTATCCATACCTGTCCAAGCGAGGAACAAGACCTGGCATTGTTGTGCCATTTACCCACGATAATCAGATAGTTGGACACACTACAAGATTTTTAGATGATAGAACACCCAAATATATCCAGGACATACAGCCAGGATATGTGTTTGGCACAGACCTACAACGTAACAATTGGCAATCAGTGATTGTTGTAGAAGGAGTATTTGATGCACTCAGCGTCAACGGTGTGGCTGTGCTACACGCAGACATAAATGATGCACAGGTCAGATTGATAAGAAGTCTTGAACGAGAAATAGTTGTTGTGCCAGATCAAGATGTACCGGGCATGCGATTGGTAGAACGTGCAGTTGAACTAGGTTGGTCAGTCAGCATGCCCGAATGGCCAGCGGGAATCAAAGATGTGAATGATGCAGTAATTTGTATGGGAAGGTTGGCCACTTTGCTAACTATAATGCGATACAAAGAAACCAGTCGAATTAAAATAGAACTAAGGAAAAAACAACTTGTTAAAAGATTACGGACTTGATGTCCAACGCTTATTCTTAGAAATGATGTTGCAGGACGCAGAGAGTTATGTGCGTG